GCCGCCTGTCTGATTGATTGTCGTTGCAGAGCAAGCGGTCGTTGGTCCCTGGCCGACGACATCAAAAGGCGTTATCGGAACCACGTCGCTATTGTTGTTTGTTGGCCGAATCGCAAAATAGGCCGCGCGTGTTGGCGTGCCTGATTGACGGCCAAGAAAGGCTGTGACGTAAGCTCCTGGAACAGTTCGCAAATCGAGCAAGCTACTGGCGACGACGATGTTCCCTGTTGCGACAAGCTGGGCCGCAATTGGAACAGAAAGGCCTGGACTGGTCTTGGTTACAAGAGCCATTAGACGGGTTCTCCTACGGCTAGCTGTTCGACTTCGAGGCCGGTGATCGTGTCGGGTTGTTCACCGGCAGCCAGCAACGGAGCTGCTTGCTGCGCAGTCAGCCCGAGTCCCTGCGGCTGCGGTGCCGTCAACGCAGCACGAATGCTTGGATCGCCAAAGTCTGGATAACTGTTTTCTGGATTGCCAGGGCCCATGAAAGCCAGCATGACGGCGATGATCGGATTGACTTTAGAAGCCGACTCTAGGGCAGCGAGCACCTGCATGGCAAGCATGGGATTGTCGCGATAGACTGCGACGATGCCCATTTTCGACAGGGAGAGACTGCGAGTGATTGGCGTGGCGATTTCACATAGTCTCACAGCGCAATCGCCGTATCTGCCATGGTCAAAGAGACTTTTTGCGATCGGGTCCTTGGCAATCAGCGATCGAATTTGATCAGCTCGTTGTGGTGTCATTTTTTGGTAGCGTCACATAGTGGACTGGTAAACCGTCTCGCAATTGATGCAGCTCGTTACGGCTGATGCTCGGCTTGGGGCTGTCGGTGCGGTACGGGTGAAAATCTGTTCGTCTGTATGGGCGAGCTCGTTTGGGTCGGTGAATGTTGGCTAACAGGGTCATCAGGTCACTCGTGCGATCCCAGCGGTCTTTGTTGATCTCGTCAGACATCCACATTAGCTCTCGCAGTGTGTATGGGCCTGGCTCGATCCCGATGCGGGCTGCTAGTCGGAGGATGGTTGGCCAGTACTCGAAACGGGCTTGCCCATCGCTTTCTCGATCAGTTGATCCAAAGTCGTCAGTTGTTCCTGAATCCCCTTCTCCAGCAGTCCCTTGTCCATCGCGTTGGTGATCCGCAATGCTGTCTGATTCTGGAGTGCTCGTCCGGCCTCGATGATTCGCCGAGCGGTGGCTCGGCGTTTGGACTCCGGGAGGAATTCCACCAGTGCTTCTTCAAATGCGGTGATAGCCTGACCGAGAGCGTCGCCAGCGAGGGACTGGCCAAACATCTCGGGAGATACTCCGATTTTCTCAGCGACGGGTCGGCAGATCTCATAGATCACATCGATTGTCAACACGATGTCGGAAGTGAGCCGGTCGATCGTATCGGGAGAGGCCAATGCAGTGGCTAGATCGATCGAAAAGGCAGTGCGGACGCGACGGATGACGTCAACGTCGATGCGAAGATCCCAAGAGCGGGATTCGCAATCCTTAAAACTGGGCATGGTCGAGTTGCCTTCGTTGGGATCGAGGGATTGAAATTATCGAATGAACCGGATCGCTCGGATAGTGCTCCGAATGATCGTGAATTGCGTGACGTTTATGTCGTCGCCTCGAAAGCGAGTCTTTGGATCGGAGTAGACCCAGGACGCGACAACGATGTGGTCTTTGTGGTTGACGACGACTCGCCCATAAACGGTGAAGTCCATTGGTTCCTGAGACGCCTCGGCGTGATCCAAGAACTCAATCGCGACTTCGTCGCCTTTGCGGACTCGTGGTAGTGGCATGGCCGACCCCGCAACAAATGGAACGATCAGTGATTCAAACGGACTAGGCCGACGGTGCGACGATCAACCAAGCTGGATCGACGATGGCGGCTGGTGAGCCCACCTTTATCCGGGACAGTGCAACGACGACGTCGATTGTCATGCCGTCTTCGAGCGGTTGATCGATCGGGAATTCCATGATCTCGCCGGGCATGGTTAGGCCTTGGGCACCAGACGGACCAGGGCTCGTGATGACGTTGTCCAGCACAGCCCAGTGCCAGATGGTTTTATTGAGGAATGCTTGACGCATTGCTGTGAACACAGCGTCGTCGGGGTCGCCGTTGTACTGGTATTTGAAGTTGATCGCAGCTTCGATCGTCCCGGAGATCTTGGCCTTGTACAAGCTGGCTCGGCTTGTGATGTCAATTGCGGTCTTGGAAAATGTGACATTGAGGTCTTTGACCTCGGTCACAAGCGTGGGCGAGGAGGTGCTGAACGTGGCCGCGACGGCAGTCTGGTAGTACAGCTTGCATTCGATCCCTGCGCGTGGTCCCTTGTTTGGCATGATTCTCTCTTTTGGTTAGGATCGGTGTTTGAAATGCGCGGTGATCACGCTGCGAAAAGCACCGTGTTGCTCGAGTGCCTGGACGTCGTACAGGCTGATTTCGGATCGCGACCAAGTGCCCGAGGCGATGTCAGCGGAAGCTAACGCAGCGTCGATCGAATCGGTCAGGTCCAACAGTTGTTCAAATCGTTCGGAGTCTTTGGTGGCGGTCTGGATGACAGCCACCTGGACCGCGAGCTCGTGTTCTCGTCGTGTTCGCGATAGGTTTGTCGAGTTTGCTTGCCGTGGTGCCAACACGATTCGAAGAGCTACAAGGTCTTCGGGCATGAAGCGTGGCAGGTAATCGATTTGGTATTGATCGCCGTCCAGAGCTGCGTTGGTCTCTGGGTCAGCGATCGCAGCAGCAATGAGGGCGGCGCGACAATCGGCGATCAGTTGTCGGACTGGTGCTGTCATTGCTGCTTGGTGTGGATTCGCATGAGGTTTTCACCTGGGTCTGAAAATCGCCACACTGGCTCGCCGGTCATCGAGCGAACGATGTAGGTCTTGCCAGAGTCGGCGATTCGGTCCCCGTCTTCGGGATCGTCATCAAAGGGCCAGTCGGTCTCCGCGACTAGGTAGTCGCGACTAACGGTCCGATGGATGATCCCCTCGGTGTCTGAGGCTTCGAAGGGAGTCGATCCCCGCGTGGCCTTGAATGTCTTGTGAATCTTGCGTTTTGTGTACGTGATCGTCTGGCCAGCATGCTGCGTGAGCGAACTGGCCATGTGAGCAGTCCCAGCGTCAAGCATGCCCATGAGCTATTCCTTTGGGGCCTTGGGTGGCTTGGGCGGAACCAACACGAACACTTTGACCGACGTCTGGGCGGCTGCGTCTTTGAGCTTTTGGACCGCCTCGTCGCCCATGGCTTTGAGGAATTCCTTGGCCCAACTGACGGAGGCCTTCCCGGGTTGCAAGGCGAGAGTAAACCCGCTTCGCGTGATTTTCGACTTGCCGGACTTTCGCAGCTCGGCTTCGAGTTGTTCTTCGATCTGGCCTTGCCGATCCTTGATGGTCGTCAGTTCTCGCTGCATGGCGGATCGCCTTGCTTCGAGATCGGACCATTCTTTAAGATCGGCTTCTTTGATGGCCATGGTGGTTGGTTAGACTGCGGCTCGGTTCAGGTCGACATCAACCGTCATTGTTCCGCTTCCCGCGGCAACCACAGCGCGGCCTAGGAGGATGTTGCTTGCGTCAGCAGCTCCAGAGGCCTTGACGGTGACGAGCTGCGTCGCGGTGGCTAGCTGGAGACGGTCACCGGCAGCGATGACAGTGCCAGAGGCCTTGTCGCAGGTGACGACGCCAAAGACGCGAGCGTTGCCAACCTTGCCGTTTTTCACGCCGGCTAGGCCTTCGACGATCCCGGCCAGGCCATCAGCGGTCTGCACGATGGCTCCGTTGACAGTGTCCGCACCAGCGGTGAATTGGCGGAAGTCGCCGTCTTGTTTGTAAGTTGCCATGGTTCTCTTGTGGGGCTATGGATGAATGGTGATGGTAGGCGCGTTACTTCTTGCGAGGATGCTTGGGAGGCTTTGGGCGGATCACATCGGCGCTGATTGCCTCTTCCTCTGGCTCGTCTGATTCGTGAGACGCGTCGGAGTCGTCAGCGGGCGAGGGTTGTGGATCTGCCGGTGCCTCTGCGGAGTTGTCCGACACTTCCTCACCCCACTCACGTTGGATGAGGCACTCAGCACTGATGGGACTGGAGTCGGTGTCGAAGACATGTCCCGCAGGGAATGTCTGGCCATCAAACGAGACGGCTTGTCGAAGTCGGATTTTTGGCATGAGAAATTTGGTCGAGTGAAAAAGGATGAAACTAACGCAGGGCCGAGACCCTGCGTGATGGAATCGTCAAATCAGCAACTAGGCTGCGTAGCGGGTGAATCCGCGCCAATCGAGGAAGTACGCTCCGATGTAGTGGCGGACATCGATCACGATGCCGAACTCACCACCAACAAGCGTGTCGGTTCGAACGACAGGGACTCGGCCAGCACCTTGGAGGTAAGCGACTTCGATCGTTCGAGCGGCCTTCGACACGCTGTAGTAGGTCGTGGCCGATCCGGCTAGAGCAGCACCGGTCACAGGGTGAACCATGCCGTTGCTAAACCGCGCTTCGACGTGTGGGTAGATGCGGTACTTGGCAATCGGATTGATCGAGCCCTGGCCGGAGTCGTTGGTCAGGTTGGGCGAGAAGCACAACTGGACTGCGGTGTCCATCAACTCAGGCGGAACAATCAAATCGGAAACGGGCAGATTCAGGGTTGCATCGCCGTCCTTTCGCTTGGCATGTTGGGCGATCAAATCGCTCAAGTTGGCTCGCGAAAGAGCTTTTCCGGTGGCGGTGTTGCCGTCGGTCGAATTGAACACAGCGCGACCCGTTTGGAGCAGGGTTGGGTTGCTCAACATGACAGCAGCGACCATGTCCGGACGAAGTCGACCGGCAGCCTGGCCAAAGTCCCTTGGAGTGTCCTTCAACTTGCCGAAGTTGTCGCCCATCAAATCAGCTTCGTCGATCTTGAGCTGCTCGGAGAATCGCGAAACTTGCGACACTTCGGTCAGTGTCTTTCGCGATCCGTGTTGAGCGGATCCGCCAACTGGATGCAGCTTGAGGCTTGGGGCCGCTTGCATGCGATTGCGGTTGTGCGTTTCGAGGTCCGGGTTTTCGTCTTCGGTACACCAACCTTGAGAAAAGTCCTCGACCTCGGCGTACGATTCGAGCATCTTTGCTCCGATTGTTGCACCAAAGAGGACAGCAACGGTGCCACTGGAGAAAGCGGCTTGAAGCATGTCCATGCGTGCAACTGGCACATCGACTCCGCGAGCCTGCAAACCGAGTCGGCAAGCGTCAACCAGGGAGCTTTCCGAGTATCGATGCGCGTCGTCCATCGTGCGTTGGCGGATCGGATCGTTGATGCCAGCTTGCAGCCAACCAGGTAGCTTGGCTTTCACATGCCGATTCGTAAATGTTGGAGAGTCAAGATTCATTCCGGCTCGGAGCATCAGACCACCTTGAATCGCTCCGAGGTCGATCGACGACTGGCTGGCTCGGGAATGGATTGCAGGCCCGCGTGGGCGAGAGTCGCGTGTAGCTTCGAGGTCTTGGTGACGTCGAGCGAGCAGCTCGGTCTGGTCGCCGGTGAGGCCAGCTTCGATTGCGTGAGCAGCCAGATCGACGTTCTTGCCACCAACCATCACGGTCGGGTTGCCGAACTTAGCACAGAGCGAAGTGACTTCGCCGACTCGCTTGGTTTCAGCAGCCATTTGCGAGCGGTAGGCGGTCAGATCCAGACTGCCAGCAGCGGTCAGGTCAGGCGAGGCGGAAGAAGCAGCAGCGGTCGCAGGCTTTGCCATAGGTGGCTCCGTGGGTTGAGAAGCGGTGGCGGTAGGAGTTGGCTGCATCGATTGAGCCGTCGGAGAAGCGGGTTCTTCAGGTCCTTCGATGCTTTCTGCGTAAGCGAGTCGAAGTGCATTCGCAACGTCGGGCGAAAGAGTCGCAGGATCAAGTCCAAGAGAGACGCAATAGTCTTCGAAAGTTGTCATGTTTGATGTGGCCGAAGCGGCAATAGAGACTGAGGATTCTGGGTCGCCTGGAATCGTCACCAGGGAGACCTCTTTAAGTTGCGATCGTTTCACGACGAGGACAGGTCCATCGAAAGTGCGTCCGTTGCACTGAAGGGTCTGGCCCTGAGGAATCGTGGAATAGGTGAGGATCTTCAGGCCGACCGATGGTCGCCAAGGAAATCCGTTTCTTGCTCCAGAGACAATCTCCTGCTGATCCACCGAGGGGACTGAAAACACTCCGGTGACAGAGAGCTTGGTTCCATCGTTGGCCACAGCAGTCAGATGGCCGACAGGTCTGGATTCGTCGTGATCTCGATGCACTGGTCCGACCGGTGCATCGAGGCCTGCAAGGTCAATCACCACAGGGCCGTTCCACTGGATTGCAAGCTTGGGATGCATCACACCCCCTGTATAGGCGATCCCACTGAAACTGGGCAGCGCGTCGGGGGTGTTGGGATCGGCGGCTTGCAACTCGATGGAGTCGCCACTGGTACGAAGTTCCAAGTTGCGGGCCCGGGTCGATTTGCTCATGGGGACGAAACTACCACGCGGCCCCGCAAATCGGATTTTCCAGAGTTACAAATCAGCCTTGGCCCAGTCGGAGTCTGGAATGATCACATAAGAGGTCATCGCCACTTTTTCCGAATTGCCGATCCACTTCGAAGCAGTTGCCAGTCCGAAGGCGGTGATCAGTTCCGTCTCGCGAGTGGCTCGCATCGAATGCCAAGGCACCGGCCATGGCTCGATTCCAGCTTTGCGAACAACATCTTGGAATCGATTGGTCAGTCCAGAGTGAGACAGGCCAGAGAGGGTCGGAAGCAGCTCGACGCCTGGTTCGGGCAATTGGGCAACAATCTCGCGGAATAGCGGTATCTCGCGGATCACTCCGCGCTTCGTGTCGGTGATCTTGATACGCTTGGACACGCGGTCGATCGAAGACTCGGAAAAGTCGCGGATCTCGCTGGAAATCCGCAGGCCTCCGAATCGAGACAGCACAATCACCAGCCGCAACTCTGGATCGTCGCAAGCCTTGAGGACTCGCTGGATGGTCTCCACCGAAACAAATCGCTTCTCGCGAACCGAGACGGTAGTCTTGAGTCGTTTGGCCGGATTGGCAATGATCCATCGATTGTCTTCGCACCAGTGAAAGAAGGCTTTCCAGTCCTTGGCGATCTTTCCCCGCGTGGAAGCACCTTGCTCGAGCGCATCGTAGACGGTGGCAATTTCCTCGGGTGACACGCCATCGATGCGACGGTCTCCGCAAGCATCGGCCAGATGGGCCAGAGATCGACCGACCGAATCGGCGGTGGACAGAGCAATCAAATCCCGCTTGGCATTTAGGTACTCGTCAATCGCAGTCCGGACAGTACGAATGGATCCAGTGATACACGTGAGCTTGGACTTGATCTCCGGATCCAGTCGATCGAGCCAAAGGGCCGTGGGCCTGGGAATCGGCAGATCTGCGGTCTGGGATGCGATGATCTCGTCGACGTGGCGTTGAATGGCAATCGCTTCGGGCTCGGTAACTCGGCCCAGCCAGATGGAGCGACGTCCAGCAGCGGTGTAGACTCGGAGGCGATAGCCTTGACGAGTCTTGCTCTCGTGCGTCAGCGAGCTCACGCTGGTTGCTCTTCGTACTCGGCCAGCAAATTGTTGATCGTGCGTTCTTTCATGCCGAGCGATTCGAGGAACACTCTCGCTCGCGATGTGGTCCAGACGCCTTGCTCGATCTTGTTAAGCGTGTCATCGATTGCTCGGGTGTTGCGAGTGAGCTGCAAACGGGACATGTTGGCGAACTCACCTGTCGGTGCGGGTTGACTCGCATCTGGCTCGGCAGCGCCTGTACCTTGGGCCGCAGCTCCGGGCGCACCTGGAGCACCAGGTACAGCGAGTGCAGGAGCTGGAGGAATGTCAGGATTTACCCATCCTTCCTCGATGAGCTGCTGCGCGTGAGCCTCTGGATCGACGTTTTGTTCGATGAGGTACTGTTGACGAGTCTTGAGGCCGGCTCGAATCAGTTCGATGTTGACATCTGCGATTTCCGCAGGGTTGACATCGCGTTGTGGTGGCCATCTCCAAACCTTGGGAATCTCGTCGATCGGTTCGATCGCTGGCAAGTAGCCGTCCATCATGAGAGCTTCATCGAGCCACCATTCAAAGATCCGATCAAGGCACTCGACCTCCCATTGGGATCTTTCGATGGCGATGGATTCGTAGTAGGTCTGATGGTCGAGCCGTCCCGAGGAATAGTTGTACTTTGACGAATCTGCCAGAGCTTTGTTGCTTGGCATGTGTACCGACCTAGCAATCTCCCCGAGAATCGCGTCGCGGAATTCGCGGTAGGTTGTCGTAGGTTGTTTCGGGTCAAACTGAACCATTTCCCATCCCTTTGGAAGGGAGGTCATCAGTCCTCGATCGATCTGAACAAAGTCAAATGGATCGATGTCGTCGATCCCATCGGACGCAGAGTCAAAAGCATTTGACTGGGTCTTGAGGATCGCCGAGAAGTCCGCAGCATTTTCGGCAGCGGTGATCACGGCTAGGGTGTAGCGTCGCAACATGGCGAACAGCGGGAGGGCTGGAGTCAGCTCGGGAATCCCTCGATGTTGTCCAGGTCGTTCGGCACGAAACAAGTGAATGATGTCGTCGGGTTCAACGTCAATCTTTTGAAAAGCACTAATCGGCCATCGGTCCCCAGGGTGACCCTTTAGCACGTGATAAATCGTTGGATTTCCAAAGTCGTCAAATTCAATGCCATCGATTTTGTTGGGCAAGCCGTCGACGTAAAACGGAGTCGACAACTGATCGCACTCTAAGACTCGGATGTCCAGTTTGACATCGTTCTTGCTCCGAGTGTTGTTGCCTTTTAAAATAATGGTTTCGCCATCAATCACTTTAGAAATCCTGGCCGTCCGAAGCTTGCTTGCTAGTCGGACGTCTTTGCTCCACTTTCGCCATTTCTGCTCGATGATTCGCGACGCTGATGTGTCTGGCAGCATTACTTGCAAGCTTGGACCTGTGGAGATCGTGTCATTGCTCAGGGTCAGAACGATACCCTTGGCAAAACTATTGTTTTCCAGGCACTCGTAACGAGAGCGTTGTCGCAGTGTTTTGCGAACAGACACCGAGTTGGCAGCAGCGGCAGACAGGTTGTCTGCGTATCGCCAATGCTTTTGCGTTTCTACGGTGTTGGCCGCAGCGTCATACGATGCCGACAGCGAGTCCATTCGCTTGGCTTGCTCCTGAATCCGCCGGGCAGCGGCCAGAGCTTTGGTATCGATCGGCTTGCCGTATTGGTCGAGCAGCATCATGTTACGAGCTCTTTTGCGGAGGATTCATAAACAAAAAGAAAACCACGGCCCCGCCCAGGATGAGAGTGGCCATCGAATTGCAGACGAGGCCAGCTAGCAGGAGGAACCAGCCAGCCGCAAAAAACAGATGGCGGGACGAGGCCGTGGTGAGGGCTCGGAGGATCGATGTGATCAGTACGGTGACCCAGCTAGGCATTATTGCCCCCTTGCTGATCCAGGGATCATCCGAGCGAACAGTACTCCGCGTCGTGGCTTCGAGGCGTTCTGGTTGTTCGCCAGTTCCTCACGAGCTTCTCGCATGTCCGCCATGCTGCGATTTGTCACGGTCACACCGTCAGCCGAGACGCTTTGAGGAGCGACTGCGGCATCGGCGATCTGTTGATCAGTGATCTCTGGAGTGGTCATTTGGTCTTCTTTGCGATGGCTTGGAGGGATGCGAGTCGATCGAGAGCTGCGGCGCGGCGGCGGTCGGATTCGTCTTGTCGGATCACCGAGACGATCTCGGCGATCTCAGACTCAAGTACGGAATCGCGATCGGTCGCCACCGCACCAGAGGGAGCCAGTGCGGTGAAGATCGAGGACTGCGAATCGACTCCCTTCGGGGGGCGCTTGGGGTTCCACCAAATTGCAGCCAGGAGCAGGAAGACAAGCACGATGAGCAGAAAGAACAGGGTCATGAGCGGAGTACCTTGATTGCGACGACGAACAGGAGAACGAGGAAAGCGATCGCACAGAGGCCTGCGAGGATTGCTTCGCCGGGATTCCAGATCCAATACAGCAGGGATTGGATCGGATCAGGGTTTCTTGGTCTGAGATTGGGGAAAAGCTTTTCTCGATCAGGGTTCAATAAAGGCACGCGGCCAGGTGGGCAATTACCGTCGGGACAGTTCGCGTCAAACTCTTGGACGCTCTGATCAGGGTTGATTGGATCAGTGCGAACAGTCTGCTGCTGAATCTGAGAAGACTCTTTGAGGGCTGTATAGAGTCCCGACGCAGTTGACGGTAGCGACGAGGATCCCGCGAGGTAGACGTGTCCCCCACGGGAATCGGTAAACACGATCGCCGGAAATTGCTCGGCTGGGATAACACCAGCCCACCTTGCCTTGTAAAGCGGGTTATCTTTGGTGTACGCCTGGAAATTGACGTTCTTTCGCAGATCCGAAAGCTGGGGATCTTTATTAACCCAGTCCAGGAGTCTTTGCGACGCCTGGTCAGTTCCGACGAAGACAGCCAGCGAATACTTTGCGGCCCAGGGAGTGGATGTCACCGTGACCTGTTGACGAGGCGGCTGCGGCGCTGGTGAGCTGGCCTGCGTGATTGGCTGGGCGTATTCGACGTGGCGCGTAAACCCAGGGGATCGGACTTGATCGCAAGGCGGACAATAGACATCTTGTCGCTTTACCTCTCGGGCAGCTCGCTCGTCGACGGGGACCGTGTTTAACGGTGCATTCTTGAGGGTGTCGTAGCTCACTCCACCGGGGGCGTATGATTGCTCGGCTGGTTGTTGGATTCCGAGCGACTGCTCGATTCTTGGAGCAATTCGCTCGCCAATGACCACGCACAGAGCAGAGCACAGAGCCAGCACCACCAGACCGAAAGACAGGACGATTTTGACACGTTGTCCTCCCTCATTAGGGCATTGATTGCAGTTTACCATTTCCATTGATCCTCCACCGCTTCGTATGATTTGAAGATTGGTGGGCTCGGAGGGTCATACAGCGTGGTGAGCGCGAAACCTCCAAAACCAGCCCACTGTTTATGAAACTCTGATCGTTCGACGAACTCGTAACGGTCCGTCTTGTTGTTGTCGAGAATGCAGGCGTAGACCCTGCCGTCAGTCCCTTTGGCCCAGCCCACGAAGTTGCAGCAGTGCGAAGGCTTCCACCAAAGCAGAGCCCCGCGTCTTGCATTGTGCGCATCGTCAAGCAGTTGAAGATTCGCTCGTTCGGTGTAGGCGTACGGAACTTTGGCCGCATCGAGCCTGCGTCGTAGCTGGTCGGTCCATTCACCGCCCGAGTACTTCGTTCTCCACCACTTGGCCAGCTCAAGCTGGTTTTGCCAATGAAGCATCGAAGACAAGCTGGCGTGAACACAGCTCCCCTCGTTTTGCGGACTCAGCCAGTTTTTCTGGCGGAGCTCGATTGGGGGATTGATTGCTGGAGTCTCAGCCCTCGGAGCAGGCAAAGCTCGGTAGCTTGCCGTGGGTGCGCAGCCGATCACCAGCAGCAAAAAGAGCACGATTAGTTTCGCATGACTTGATACCATTTTTTGCGGGTTCGGTTTGGTTCTGTGATCCGATGATAGGACCACCGTACCGCACGAGCTCAAAAAAACGAAAAACGGGAGTTACAAAAAGAAAGTGTGTCTTAGTCGTAGATAGTTCCCATTGGGGTCGACAGTGGAGGGTGCGGCGGAAGGACCCGTGAAAATTTCCAGGGGAAATACAGGTGCTACACGCGTTGTAGCATTGCTACAGACTTTGGAGATTTGGTACATCCGATGTAGTGGGCTTGCCAGGCGATTTGGAATCATGCGTACCATGCGCCGTACCGGCCCCAAAATACACCGCGAAACCCCGTAGTAAATGAGCAAGTTGCGACCCCTTGCGGGGGCATTTTTGAGTGTCGTAAACCCTGGGTTTCCAGGGTTTTTTTATTCCCCAAAGCACGCTCGGACACGCTCGGACACGCTCAAACCCGATCAGCGCCGTACGTCGCGCCGTACTTTGACCGCGCGCCGTACATCACTCGGTTGGCTGATTGCCTTGGTCCAGTGATCGTCTGTTACCATGAGATAATGATCTTTCGCGACTCTCTTAGAATGTCCTAGCCACGCATCACACACATGAGATGCAAACTGTTCTTCCATGTCGGTGCGACATGAGGCTCTTAGATTGTGCCACAGCTTTGGCCATTGCTTGAGGCCAGCCAGTAAGATCGCCGATTCGAGCCATTTTCGGAGCGTTGTTGCTGCACTAGACCTGGCTCGGCTCAACACCCATGGGGAGGAGTCAGCAGCCTCGGCAAGCTGGAGCATGTGCTCGTAGACGATCGGCACCATAGGAATCACTCGCTGGCCTGTCTTGGTCCCCGTAGGGATCGTGATGCGATGCTTTTCGAAATCTATGTGAGCCCAAGTCAGGGGCAGCAGCTCGTGTGGGATCCGCAGGCCTGCAAACCTTGCGAGCACAAAAGCAACTTTTGCTTGAATCGAGCCGAGCTTGTCGAGCACTTTCATTGCGTCGGCCTCGGGTAGATGATGTCCACGAGTCCGATCAATCTTGGCTCGCAGATTGACGTTCGCGAATGGATTGGTCGCCAAAAGTCGAGAATCGACTGCGTCCTGCAGGACTTGCTTGGTCCTCTCGACGATCTTTTTCGCGTGAGCACTGGAATGCACCGATTCCATTCGCAGCGCAAAGTGTTTTGCGTCGGCAATGGTGATCTCGCTGATCAGGCGATCTTTGAGGTGGTCCAAGGCATGTTTCCGGGCAGTCCGAAAGCCTTTAATCGAACTGGGGGCAAAGTCGGCACGCTTGGCGACGTAGGCATCCCATACAATCGAGAGCAGTGGCGAGGCCTTAGGCGGCTTCCATTTGGCGAGCAATCCAGCGGCCTGGAGCTTGTATCTGAATTTGGCATCACACAGAGAAATCCATGTCTGAATCTGCGTGTCCGGCTCGATCCCTACAGTGTTGCTGGCCATCAGACGCTCGACGTTACGTCGGACGGTTTCAGCACCGGCCTTAGTCACCTTGCCCAAGTAGATCTGGCATCGTCGGCCAGACGGCAAGGTAACGCAACAGTACCAGCCTCGGTGCTTGTGTTTGTAGATCGAGCTCATTCATTCACGGCCTAAAAACCGATCGATTTCCTTGCGATCAATTCGCAGATGCCTGCCGATTTTAACGGCTCGGAGCTGCTGGGAATCGATCAAGCCATCGATCGTACGGACTGAAACACCAAGAATTTCCGCGACTTCCTCCCTGGAGAAAGCTTCGCGAGGCACTGTAGATTTCCGCATCGCAGTCTCGATCGACTGTTGAAGCAGCCCGAGAATCTGCGTGGTGTCCGTAGAAATGTCCGACATGATAGCTCCGAGTGGTTCTCATCCTGAAAACCGCCCAGGGCGGGATGTGCAAACAGTCTACGGACTCGGTCGGCTGAGTCAAGGCTTGGCCGACATCATGCGATAGAAATCGACGACGTCCTTGTTGATCCAGATCTCCGAGATCGACAGATCGTGGTCATAGTACTCTTTGGTTCCTGTCATGCGAACCTTGGTCCCTGGCTGGATCAGCAAATCACCAAATGCCTGCGATACCTGACAAGTCTTTCGCTCCACAATGAAACCGGTCTTGATCTTCTCAGCACCAGTAAACGGCTTAACGTCGGCGGTTTCATTCCTGGTTCCATTGGCCACCGTGAGCGAATTGATGAACAACCACTCTTTGTCGACCCACAGGATCTCGGCTCGGAGCTGCGGCGGCTTGTCGATCTGGGCCAGAGCGTAGAGCTTGACCAGTTTGGACTGTCCCTCCGGTTCGAACTTGTGATCCCAACGAATAATTCCGTTGATCGAATCGACGGTTCGCTCCATTGTCGACTCGAGCACCTGGCGGTGTGTCATCACCTTGGTCTTCACGGTCCCGGACTTCCACACGTTGTCTCTGAGTGTGTGGCCGGCCAGGAGCACATCGTCGCCGACCTTCAGTCCTGCGAGGATCTCGGATGCATCATCTATCGATCCAATTGGTTTGCGATTGATCGCACTAACGATCGCCAGCGGAAGCAATCCACCAGCAGCGGTCGGCGTGTCTGGATTAACCACAGCGACCAAGATTCCTCGTTTGACTGGCAGCTTGGCAAACCCAAGCCCCTTCAACAGCTTGTCATTGCCTTGGATCGGTATGCCTGAGAACCCCAGATGTTTGGCGTCCCATTCGTCGGCGGCAACACTCCCAACCATCATGACCACTAAAAAAATCACTCGTGCAAACACTGGTTTTTCCTCGATTTTGCGTTTTCCCGACTGGGAAAACTGGACGGTTTACGAAATCTAGGACGGCTTTGACCAAACGTGTCAAAACCGATCGGATACTATCTGCGTTATTTCAAAGTCTTGTAGTTTTTTGTGGTGCACTCATGCGGAAAGTCAATGTTTTTATTGTCGATCACTTAGATTCCAAGGTTCTGCTTCGCTTCTCGCGAGTCGGACGAAAAAAAGCCGGTTGGATCGTCAGCCAGTGGGCAAAGGAGGGGGTCAGTCAGACGTACGTTTTGATTTGCGACTCGGAGATTCCTTCGCAGCCTTTGCTGCCTCAGCAAGTTGTTTCGCAATCGCCGACTTAGTTTTGCTGGACCTCTTTTCGCGATACTTCGCTTCGAGAGTCCGCTTTTCTTCAAGCTGCTCGGGCAGCAGCATTTCGTCGGCGTTTCTCATGACCAACGGGCTAACAGGGCCAACAAACTTCCGGCCCTGCTCAAACAAGTGTTCCATACCTGTGTGAAGCGTTTTCCATGCAGGGTGCGGAAACTCCTGGATTTTTGCGTCTTCCAGGTTCTTGAGCGCTGTTCGCATTTCGCTGGCTGCAAGCTCCAGCAGTTCAACGAACTTTTGGATTCGTTCGATCGGTATTTGGTTCTTCTCGTAGTTCATGCCGTAATCTTTCTCGAATTTTCTTAAAGATCAATAGCCCAAGGAAAACATTGATAAACATCTACCCGCAAGGGAGTGCGTTGGGAGAATGTTGGGAGCAAGTTGGGAAAATCCTGTTGACGTCTATAAACCGACAATGTAAAAATTCAGACGTGTGAAAACGAGCGTATGACACGCTTGTTTCAGTGGCATGACGCCAACCGCGTCTCGCCCGGAGGATTTTGGTCATGAACAACTCAAGAGAACAGCTGATTATGGTTTTGCGTGCTGGAAGGACTCGACGAAAGCAATCACGAGTCGAGGAACGTGTCCGATGCGACAAGTGCCTCGGTACAAATCGCGATGGTTCGGAGTGCGACAAGCAGGCAACGCGTCGAGGGCTTTGTGAGAATTGTTACCGCGCATGGATGGCCTCTGTTCGAGGAATGAATCCAGAGCAGAAAGCGGCAGCTGAATCTCGCTTGATCTCGGCTGGCGCTTTGCTTGGGGATCGGGAGGTTTTGAGAATCAAAAACAGGTCGGTTTTTGTGAGACTAGCGTGATCCGCCTTGGGGCGGGGTGTGCGGCCCCGGTGTCACGGACTGATGCCGGGGCCTTTTTCAAATCATTAGAAAGGGCGAATGAAATGAATGAAAAGGCAAAGGGTTTTATCAAGCATGTCGACAAGCTCTACGCGGTTGCTGCGAGGGTCGGCACACACGAAGTCTGTTTGCAGGCCGGCACGCTGGTGGTGGTCGTCCGCCACGCGGTCCCCGAGCTGCGGTCGGCTTGGAATCAGTTCGTGTTCTCGATCTGCACGGACGAAGACCACGTGCGAAACCATTTGCAGTACTTCTACTCGGTGGTTCGCAACATGCGAGGCCATGACGCGGTGTCACTGATCGAGCTCAGTGCCGATGTGGCCTTTGCCGTCGATGTCAGTGTGGCTGCTCAAACCGTGGATCTGGTGGCGTAATGGGCGTCATCATCAAAAAACCAACTAAGCGAATGGCACCCAGTCCGAAGCGCGAGCCATTAAACACGACGGTCGTCGTAATGGCACTTGGCACGTTCGACGATGTGCCAGTGCGAGTATTCCACTCGACGACTCCCAGGTCAGATGCCAAGCAATGGGCCGAGCGGCTTGCCAAGTCGGCGGCGGCAGTAGACGAGACGGTTCGCCTGCTGTGCGATCGCATGGGGTGGAATCGCGATTCGCATGGGATCCGCAAGCTGCGGATCGTGTGCTTTCATAAAGGCGTCCCCGAGAGCATTCTCGTGGACATCGACGTTGTCGGCGACAGACCGACTCAAGACAGAATTGTGAGGTATAGCGATGTCTGATAAAACTCAATGGCCGGTGACCAAGGTGCTGTTGTACTGGAGCGAAACGCACTGGCGAGGCCGTGTCGAACGGCCCAAATCGTGCGCCATGCCCTCCCTGGACTGGGCTCTTGCAGATGATGGCGCACCGTTCCTTGGTGATCGCCCCACGTTGGGTGAGATGGCAGACGCACTGCGTCGCATCGCGGCAAAGGTTGGTGTCACGTTTAAAGATTTTGAATTTTCCCCACATGGCAACGGTTGCGTTTCAGAGGGACCATTCACTCCGCTGGCTGCTGAGCCCAAAACGCAGATCGGCACCGAGAGAATGTTAAAGTGGTTCAAGTATGACCATCTTCAAGAGCCATTGAGCAAAGTGTCGGCTCGTTTTTTTGAGCTGGCACACAACATCTGTGCATCATGCGAGCCTGGGCCAGAGCGGACGGTGGCACTTCGGAAGCTGCTAGAGGCAAAAGACGCAGCGGTGCGAGCCAAGTTGCACCCAGGAGGTTGATTGAAACACGATCGAGCTAGCGGGCCGCATTCCGTCTTTTCACTGCGGTGTTTCTCGTGAGCTTGATCAGTGACGGTCCTCGGACGCCGGACAACGTAACCGGCAAATGGCCCCGAAAGTTATCGCGGTGGAACACCTGGCTGGTAGCCAGGAGGCGATGGTTCGAATCCATCTCGGGGCCCTGGGATCGGCGGCGTGGCGTGCACGACGCAGTACGGCAAAGCGTCATCTCACAATCGACTCTGCCTGCTAGGACACGGCGGCAGGGAGAGTTGGTGCCAACGTGAAGTGAGAATCAGCAGGTGCAAATCCTGCCCGGTCCTTTTGCCAGTCGTACGAGTGTCGTACGAGGCAGTTTGGTTGATAGTTTTTTCCAGCGGAGGCGACAATGAAGTCCCCAAGCTTGCGGTCGGTGTGGTTAGTTGTTTACGCAATGTGTCTGGTGCTCCTCGGCGGTGGCTATGCGGCAATCGCAGCAGCCGAGACGACCAAGTCGGCGACACAGTGTGCCTCGGGCCAGTGCCCACGTGCGGTCTCTCGCACGACCCCTACGAAGATCTATCGGTCGGCCAAGCGTCCGATCGTGATTTATTCTCGCAGATAGCGCGGTAGCCCTTTCCCGCGCTGCACGGTCGCGGGCTGCGTGCTGGCATGCCCAAGCACGGTCAGGCCCTTGGGGGGTGGTTCCCCAGAGATCGTTTTGTTTGTTGTGTTGTGAGTTTTGAACATCATCTGAAAGGGATCGTGATGCCAAAGTTAGCAGGGTTTACACTTGAGACCGGCAAGCTCTATGCGGTCGGCATTGGTACGAAAAAGAAACCGATCAAGACGACCTACAACGTCGACATGGATCAGTGGTACATCCGCTTCGGCGATGCACCATGGAATCACCTTGGGGAGTTCATCGAGCAGAACCCCGGTATCGAGATCGACGAGATCGACGCACAAGGCAATCAAGTCGGCAGCACCAGCGATCCGGCACCAGTCGGCGAGGCTGTCGATGTGATGCCAGCCCTGGCAGCAGCTGCGGCACCGATCACCGGCCACGAAGCTCCGGTGTGGATGGAGTAAGCGAGCCATGACAGCAGTCCAGCAATTCTTACCACTGACCGGCGATGCAGCCGACGCGAATCGAGACATCGTCCGACTGGCCGACAGTCGGCGATCGTCGGCTCGCGAAGAGTCGCGGCTGATCAAGGGCAAGCGCCTGCAAGTCTGGACGGCGATTTCTCGATCGCCTCGCGGACTCACGATGCGTGAGATGGCCGCGATCTCTGGCCGGGGAATCAATTGCTGGACACAACCTTTCTCGGACCTGAGGGCCTGGGGAATTATCGAGACGACGGACGAGAGACGGGACGGAGGCACTGTGCACCGTCTCAAGAAAACGATTTTGGTAAATGCCACGGGAGAATGGGAATGAGTTGGTACAGTATTGCGAACGAAGAAGTGAACCTGACGATTCAAAAGGTCATGAGGGAGAATCATGGGGATCTGCATGCCGAAGGCGTGACGATCACCGCACTGATCGCCAGGAGCGAAGATGGGCCGGCGCTGAAGGTCGGCGGACGCGAGGCCCTTGGATGCATCCGTGTGACCAAACTGACCGAGAGGACGCTTGGGCTAGGCGACGCCCTAATGATCCTCGACGGTGAATCGATGCCCACGTGGAGCAGCATGCGACTGCAAGCGGTGATCGACCACGAGCTGCGGCACCTGGTGCTCTCAAAGAGCAAAAAGACTGGTGAGATCCAACGCGACGACGAAGGTCGGCCCAAGCTTCGGATCCGGCCCCACGATTTCGAGTTTGGCTGGTTTGCTCGTACGGCCGAGCTCTACGGCGAAGAGTCTTACGAGGTCTCCCAGGCTCGGGAGATTGTGGCCGCTCAGTTCGTCCAGGCTTTTCTTCCTGGCTTCGAGGTCGATCCAGACCCCACCGGCCTGGGTGCGTACAGTGGCAAGCCTCAAGCCTCGGAGACGACCGACGGCAATGAAGACTCGGACGACTTCGAGGACCAAGTAAAACTCGTTCGTGATGCAGTATACGAGGCCCACCAGAATCGCAAGGCACTTCGCCAGAAGATTGCTTCCGAGCGTCGCAAAGCTGTCCACGAAGACGTCCGCCGTCAATCCACCGCAGCTCTCTCGGCCAAGGCCACCAAGCCCAAGCGAGCCAGCAAGAAAGGTGACACGGTGGCATCTTGAGCCAGCTGTTTACCAAATACCACGTACGCACTCCCGACGAGCAGCCGCTCGACTCGGGGTGCTTTGTACTGCGGCCGTTCAACCACGATGGAACCATCCGCGATCCAGCAGCGATCGCAGCATTGAAGACCTACGCGAATTTCCTCCCGTCGGCTCAACGTGAGCTCCGGGCTGAGATCACCGATTGGGTTGACACGCCTGGTCTGAGTGTGGCCACGCGGGCGTTGAATGTTCCAAGATTGTAACCATCGAAAGGGCGAAAACGATGTGGAATCAACTAGAACTCTCGGGCATGGACACCGAAGAGACAAGCGACTTTGACAACGACCGAGACTACTGGCAAGACGACCTTGTCGGCTGCGGAAACACCTCGCTAGGACCCGACGAGCTCTTCTGGGCTGCTGCCACTGGCATCGGTATGGGAGTGCTCTGCGTGGTTTCTATTTTGGTTGTGATCAATCTAGTTGCTGTAGAGGCCTGGAGGATCCTGACTAATGGATAGCTCCGGGACCGTCTACCGAATCGCCAAATGGACCGAGACCTTTGAGCGTGCGGAATCTCGCAAGCTCAAGCAGCTCACCTGGATCGCGATGCCGGTCGGATTTAGCTCGACCGGCTACCAGGCCATGCTGGAGGACTTCGACGCCGAACGAGCTCCAGCAATCTACGGTGCGTGGTGCGCCCTGTGTGCCTATGCTGCCTCCTGCCATGTCAGGGGGACGCTGGGGAATAGTCGGGGGATTCCCCTGAAGATCTCCCACGTCTCCAGGATCACTGGTTTTGCCGAGTCCGTTTTCCGGGACTTGTTCGCTTGGGCCTCACGTGAGGACATCGGATGGCTTGAGGCTGTCCCAGCGGGCGAGATCGCTCAGGAGATCGCGGACCAAGCGGAAAAACTCAGGGATTCTAGTACCTCGGGGGAATCCCCCGACAATCCCCCGACGCCTCAGGGGAATCCCCCGAGCACACGACCGGACCGGACAGTACAGGACAGGACAGGACAAGACCAGACCGTACCGGACAAGACCCGTCGTTCGATCGATTGGACGTCGGCGGGATTTGATTTTCGGGAATCGGTTCGGGAGATCGCGATGAGCATGAGCGAAATGCAAGCTCGCGGGATCCGGATGGGACTCAGTCGCGACGAGATCTGGCGGATCGCTTGGGTCGGCACCGACTTTGATCGAGCAGGCCTCCTGGATGCATTGGCACGTTGCCGAGAGCGACAGGTGGAGAAACCCAAAGGCTACCTCGGCATGGTGATGGTCAAGATGTGCCAAGCCAGGGGCGAAAGCTGGGACGATCTCAAGCTCAAAGTCCCACCACCACCACCGCCACCTAGCGCGACTGTCGCGCAGCCAGTCCCCGCCGAAGTCGCTTAACCTTTCCCCCTCATGGAGGCATGATGCCAGCCAAGAAAACAACCAAGCCGAAACCGAACAGCCTCATTGAGGATGCTCGCATTTCGGCTGGACAGTACTCGCGAAAAGTCGGGCACGAGACGTGGTTTGACAAACTGCAAATCCAGTCTCCCTTGATGGCGTCCGAGCTCAAGACGCTCTGCGTCGACTGGCACTCGGGCGGTGAGATGCGAGACATGTTCCAACGCAAGGCTGATCTGCATCGCTTTGTCTGCGACAAAGTGATCAAGGTAGGTCGGTTCGCCTTCGAACGATGGTTGGACGAGGTGACTTCATGAGCCTCAAGAAAAAGCTAGACGCATGGACTCGCAATGCGGCGACTGAGTCGCAAGAAATGCTGACCATGCGGTCGAAGCTCAAGCAGCTCGAAGCAGAAATCAAGCGAGAGCGGTCGGCACGAGAGCTGCTTGAGCAGACCCTCGATCGATTGCGATCTTCATCGGTCAAACTGAATTTGACGCGCAAGGCCAGAAGCACCAAGGGCGGTGTCACTCTGCGAGTGATCGTTCCCGATTCGCATGGATGCTTCGTGGATCAGTCGGCAGCGTCGGCGATGCTGGCCGACATTGCAATGCTCAAGCCCAGTTCGATCATTCTCCTGGGTGATCATCTCGACTGCGGTGGCTTCCTGGCCGAGCACCACACCTGGGGCTATGTCGCCGAAACCAACTACACATTCGAGGACGACTGCCAGGCGACAAATCAGTTCCTCGATGCGCTGCAGTCGGCAGCACCACATGCGACGATCGAGTACCTCGAGGGAAACCACGAGCGACGCATCGAGAAGTGGATCGTCACCGATGCACTGCGATCCGGCAAAGGATCGCGAGGTGCCGTCAAGATGCTCAACGCTTTGTTCTCGACCGAGACGGTGTTGCAGCTGGCCGCGCGTAAGATCCCAATCTACAAGCAAGGTGAGTGGTATGACGGGTGCCAAGTCCCCGGAACGATTATGCGGGACAATTGCTACTTTACCCACGGCCAGTTCACCAGCAAGGCCGCAGCGGCCGCGCACTTGGCCAAGTACAACTCGAACATTTGGTTCGGCCACACGCACAGGATGGACATGGCGACCAAGCGGACCGTGGCATCCGGTCCCATTGGAGCTTGGAACCCCGGTTGCTTGTGCCAGCTCCAGCCTTATTGGATGCATCAGAACTTGACGGACTGGGTCAACGGTTACGGGATTCAGTTGGTCCAAAAGGGACTTGGGCATTTGAATTTGCAAATCCCAATTATCGAGGGCGTGTCATACCTATCACCGCTGATCCGCAGGGGAGCAGCGTAGGTTGTTCGGTTTGGTTTTCAGGAGGATGAGAGAATGAAGGCTTTTAAATGGTGGGTGATTCATGCAGCAAAGCACTATGACCCGCATGTTGTTGGCAAGCTTTTAGAGGCTCAAGTAGATACTTTGATCGGAGGGAGGCAATACATCGTGGATGGATCGCTAGTGGAGATCTGTTTGATAGGCCGTCCATGCGCCCTGTC